TACCAGACCTTTTATTTTACCCATTACTTCTCCTCCTCTATTGTTATACATTCAGCTTTTCTATAATCATCATCTAAAATACAATCTTCACTAGGAATCAAGTCAAAGTTATTACAAAGTTCTTCCCTTGCTTCCTCTTCAGAACTTGCACTAATCTCATAAAATATAGATTGCTTTACTTCAAATGTGTATGTTTTCTTTTTCATTACTTCTCCTTTGTTTGATTTTATTTAACTCTTCTGTTATGTACTTGATCCTATCTTCTAGCCTTTGCAAAGTATCTTTTACATCATACTCTAAGTCTACAAGTTCTTCTATAATATGCTTCATTGTTGCTCCTTTGTTTATTACTTATACGAGGTTATTTCGTATTGGTTCCAATTTATTTTAATAATGTACATCTGCGGGTACTACAAAAACCTTTTGATCTCTTTCTTCTTCTGTAATATCTATACCACCCCACTTGGTTAATGCATTGTTTAAATGATTTCTCGACTTTATCCCTTCACCATCAGTGTCATACATCCACACTCCTGAACCTTGATACATTCCAATAGAATAATAGTGGTGCTGAAGATGATTTTCTTTCAGAGATTGTATGATTTCTAGGTCGCTCTTATTTTCTGTAATCTTCCGTATTTCCTGTAAGTGATACCTCATATCCCTTAATGTATTTCTCCATCCATCTACCACCAATTTACGCCCTTCTGCGGTGTTTATCTCGGACACGGGTTTTAACCTATCGCCCCAGTACGAAGTACCACCATTGTCAAAAGTATCGTAGTAGTCAAAAGGATACTGTCCTTCGCATAAATTATCCATATTATTTTTAGCTTTGCCTAGTGCTTCGCCTTTTGTATTGGCGTACACTATGTTTCTAATTATCATGTGCATTTTATTTATCCTTCATTATATGCTTCTTAACATAATCTAAGGTCATGTACCTATCTTTAGATTTATTTAAAAAGACTGGTTCGTTTAGTTTGTCAAACCCTCCTTTGTAGCATATTGAATCAATCGTTATAATATCTTTAGGCTGTCCATCTCTATAATCTTGATCCCATAAAACTTTTTTTCCTATGTATTCTTTCATTACTCTTCCTCCCCATCATGTTGTTTTATTGCCTCTTGTCGATCTTCCCACAGATGTTCAGCTACCTCATAGAAGTTGACTTCTTTTACAGAACTATTCACCATGTCTTTTATAAAGCCATGTGCGTATTCGTATGATCTAAGAACATCATCAGCCATATCTTCTGCCCACGATTCTAGTTTTTTACTGAGTTCGTACTCATTCTCAGAATCAAAGGCAAGTTCTAAGGCATGGCTGTAATCCTCTTCCTCATTTGTAATCCACAAATTAAAATTCCAAGTTTCATAATTTGTCCATCCGTTGTATTTATTACTCATTTTCAGAACCCTCTTCTATTTCCCAACTTAACCAATTTATAAACATTCTTTGTACTTGAATAGAAGATCTACCTATTACATTTACATTTTTCATTTCTGTTTTATTGACTTGAGGATTTTGAACCATAGTAAATTTCATATCATTATTTAATGATCTCCACCAATGCAATGCTTTTTTCCTCGCATCATTTACGATTATATTACTCATTGTATTACTGCTCCTTTTTAATTAACAATTTTAATATTTCGTTTTCTGACTTGTTAGTTTCTATGTAACCCCTTGTATAAATAACATCAGTTTCTGATCCATCTTTATTTCTATGTGAGCCATCGGTTGTAAAATCCTCAACAATTACGTCCTTTTTTCCCTTGACAATCATATCAAATTCTTCGTCATCAATAGTTTCTTCCGATGGAAACACAACGGGATCAAAACTACTTAGGTTGTCTTCAGTATGCACATCATACTCAACTGCATATTTCATTTTACTGCTCCTTTTATTGTTTGCTTAATTATTATACTACACTTTTAAAATAAAGTTCCCATTTATTTTTCTATTATTTCGTATGTATCCCATTGAGGAACTACTTTGAATCCTTGTTTGTCCCTTCTTCTAAATAATTCTTTTACATAATCATCATCGTTTAACCCGTTTGCATATCTTTCATTAATTACTTTTACCAATTCTTTATTTGATAGGTGATTAAATCTTCTCATTTTTTCTCCTTATTTTTAAATTCTATGGTGTATTCTTCTACGCCCTCTTCTATTAATTGCAATACTTTCTTTGTAAAAATATCTGTAATACTTCCATAGGAATCATACATTTTTTTAGCGATCAACTCAGTTTTCAAACTTTTATATACTTTGTCATCAATATGTAATTTTATAGTTTTCATAGTTCTCCAAAAGGGGATGCATTACACACCCCCTTTAATTTCTGTAAGTTAGTTTACCTTGTGTACTTTGTTCTTTTGTTAAAGTCTGTTGGTGGTTTTACTTTCTGTACCTCGTAGCCATATTCAGAACCTACATAATTTATGTGCTTTGATGTTGTTACAGAGTACCAATCCAAAGGTGTAATTGTTCTGTTTTTGTGGTCTATCTCTGCCACTCTCGTTTCATAGCTATATACAGAATCGTCTGTGGCTCTGAGGTTTTGTTTGTATTTGTCAAATGTTCTCATGTTTTATAGTCCTTTTTTTAGTTGGTTTACTTGCCAGTCAATTTTGTTTTGAAATTCTGTCTTTTGTGAATCCTCTGCAACTTTTGTAAGGGTTGCAATTAGTGAGGGTATGTCTTCAAGTAGGAAAAATAATTGAGCATCTCGCTTGTTTGAAACTTCTTCAACTCTGCCAATGCTTATAATATTCTTTCCTTCGTCTGTGTTTTCACATACCTTCATCTTTTGCCAAGAGGATAATCCTTCACCATCCCAAAGCCGAGCCTTTACAGGTTTTCTATTGCTTCCAAAACCTGACTTAATTTCTGTACTATTTACTTGTTCCATTTTATTTTTTACTCCATTTTTTTTGTTTTGTTACTTGTTATACTCTCCGAGTTGCGGAAAGTTCCAAAGTTTTTTTATTATTACTTGTTTTATATATAGTATACTCTTAGTATTAAAAAAAGTTCCAAAATAATTAAAAAAAAATTAAATTTTTTTTGGGGGGATGTGTAAGGGGGATGTGGTATATAAATCAGCTTATATAATATAGTATATTTAAGGGAAGTAATTAACTTACATATATACTCACATATTACAGAACTTAGGCGGATTATCTACCTACGTGCACACTATATAATAAAAATAAACTACCAACGTGCACAAAGTTATAAAAAAACTACTTACGTGCACAATCTACCTACGTGCACAGAAATATAAAAAAATATAAAAATAAAAAAAATTAGAGAATCAGGCCCCTTTCGGGGCCCTATCTCTGTTTTGTGTTATGACTGAAACATATCAGTTTGGTTAGGGTCTACAAAAGTAGTTTCTTCTGTATCCTTACCATATTGTAACATTCCATCAACTACCATTGTATTATTGCTAAAGTTAGCATTGGTTAGTTTGTTAGCATGCCATAAGACATTGGTTCCCGCATTTAACAATCCCCACGCTGTATAATCTTTATCAGTATAGTATTTATCCATAAGTTGCCCGAACTGTTGCATAGGTAACTTATTGAGATACTTCTCTCTAATTAAGGTTATATCTGGATTGTCAATAGGTTTCTGTAACTTACCGCAGGCTTGAGCAAACTGTTGTATTTTATATTCCGACTGAGTTCTCAAAAGAGTAGTAGCTTTTAGAATTTGCTCTTCCCAGTTAACATTGCCTAATGAATGTTTAAATGTATAACCAAAACCAAACACATTGGATGTCATACCATTTTTACAGTGTAACCGTTCAAAGTAGAATCTAATTCCTGCTCTGGTTGTAGCATTGTAGGAATTTTGAATCTCAGCAACTAGCCTGATAATGTCACCAACTTCAGGAACCCTAGCCTCAATAGTACCGTCAGCATAGTATATATCCCTGAATTGACCCTTATTATTAAAGAATCTTTTATGATGTTCAAAAGGAATACTAGATTGACCTAGTACCTCATTAACACATATATCTACAAGGTCTCTATTGTTTACCAGTAGATAGTCCGCTGATACATTACCAGCTAGTACTTTATCCTGAGATCCAAGTCTAATTCCATAAACAGTTGGATTTTGTGTATTATCATTAAAGTACACAGCTTCCTTATGAACTTCTATAAATGGATCCCAGTCACCACCATAGTTTTTAATAGTTGGTTCTGTAACTTGGTTAGGTTCTGTAACTGGTACTAAGTCAGTAATATTATTAAGATCATGTAATTGCATTTTAATACTCCATTTTATTTTGAATTAAGGAATATGCTTTGAAAGTGGGGCTGATTGAGTAATAGTGCTCAGCCCCAAAACACCATCTATTCAGAGTCTTGTTTAGGATAGATATCGTACTTTGTTGCCAAAGTATTCCAAACCAACATTAGTGCTGTTATTGCATAGGCACTATTGTCTTTACAGCTTGAATCGATCATTGATACAGCATCCTTAAAAGCTATATCAAGATTATCTCTTTCACCAAACAGATTGCACTCTTGAATAGAAAGTTTCTTTTTACCTTCCAATTCATACTCCATTTATTAGTTAATAATTAGTAATAGGTTACTACATAGTACATTGTTCATTATGTAGCGACTACTGACTCTGGTATCTCACGCATTGACCAGATAGTTCACGGTCAGCAATCAATTCGTATAATTGTCAAAAAACATAAGACATCAAATGTCAATGTCTTTGACTATTATACGTTTCAGAAATCAAAAAAGTTCCCAAATATTTAAACTTTTTTAAAATAATTTGCGACGTATAATATAACTGGCTTAAGTCAATTTGCTTTTTTCAATACAATAATTCTAACCTGAAAACGGATTGGGGGGACGGTCGTGTGCAAAAAAAGAGAAACACACATGCTAATATATTTTTTTAAAATTTTTGGAAGTTTTCCCCAAAGGCGATACTACAAATACAAAGGCGGTACTATATATACTATATTACTATTTACTACTTACTATAATTACTATATATTACTATATATACTATATTACTATATATATATTATATATATATTATATATACTATATACTATATATACTACTATACTATATATACTATAGTACTATTATAAATAACCAACCGCAAACTAAACTAGGATAATTAAATATATATTATATAAAACATAGTTGTCAAGTTTTTATTAAATTAAATCATGTCAGAATACAAAACATTATACCAAAAAGCCTTAGCTGGTGACTTCGAGATTGGTAACGTTTATGAAAACTTAGAGCGTTGCCGTGAGATATCCGCAGAGTTAAAGCTAATGGATGTTATAGACCCCAACTCCAAGCAAATAGGTTTAATATCCGAATTGTTGTACCGCATGAAGAATATGCCGGAACTACAGATATTAGACGTTAACTTGTTTACAGACGAAGAGCCTAATTAGTTGGCACTAAGCCGCACTATTAAAGGCGTTAAGCATTTTGCTTACGAATCTGAATTGGAGTTTCGTACTGCACATCCTAACACACCTCTGATTACAGACTGGAAGAAAGCAGAAGAGGGAGATTGGTGTCTTGCAGACGATGGTAAAATAGTACAAGTACTTAAAAAGGGTTCTTTTGCTTACAAGAAAAAGAAAAAAACTCCATATACAAGAACAATCATAGGAATGTTTAGTTTAAAAAGTAAACTTCCTTTTAGTGGTTCGGTTAAAGATGAAATGTATAGGTTTACAAAACGATCTGGATATGATGTAGCAACTCAAGGCCATTTAACATTGGCTAAGAAAAACTTTGCAAAGTATATTGCACATGGTATGGAACCCATAGAAGCATATCAGAAAGCTTTTCCAACTACAAACAGTTTAGAGTATGCAGAAAGAAAATCAACACTACTACTTAAAAACAAAACAGTGAGGCAAGCAGTGGATAAAGAAATAGAAAACTTAATGTCAGAGGTAGGAATTACAAAAAGATACTTACTAGAAAGCACTAAAGATGTTGTAGATAAAGCAGATGCAAAAGATAATGATAAGCTTAGAGCCTTGGAAACACTGATGAAAATATCTGGTTTACTATCTACAGAAAAGAAAGTAGACTCTGTAGCACTAATACAAGAGTTCTCTGGGTTTAGCAGGGACAAGCTCAAAGCATTTGAACAGGGCATCTTACCAGAAACAAAGAAACAATTATCTGAATGAGTTTTAATATTACTCCTCCTCCATCAGAGATGGATAAGCGAGATGAGGTACTAGCAAAAGCATATAAAAACCTTATCTACTTTGGAAGAGCCTTTCTCCCTAATGACTTCTTAAAGAAATCAGAATCAGCACCCTTTCATTACGAAATGGGTCAGAAGATGATAGATACAAGACCCGGAGCTAGGATATGCAATATTATACCAAGAGGTCACGGTAAATCTGTAGTAGCCAAAGCCGCTATCATGCACAAGCTTTGCTTTGCGGCTGATGATCAGCAACATTTTATTGCATGGGTATCAGAAGAACAGTCACAGGCTATAGATCATCTAAAGTATATCCGATCTCACTTTGAAAACAACAAAATGATACGATACTACTTTGGTAATATGGATGGTGGTAGTGTAGGTAAACGCTGGACAGAAAAAGATTTAGTTACACCCAAAGGTGACAGGGTAATATCCAAAGGTACATCACAAAGACTTAGGGGTAGGGCAGAGGTAGATGTACGATATACTGGTATTGTTCTTGATGACTTTGAATCAGAACTAAACACAAAAACGCCAGAAAGGCGTGCAGACATCAAGAAATGGATCGTATCCACAGTGTACCCTGCCTTAGAAGAAACACCGGGCAAGGAGGGCTGGATATGGCTTTCTGGGACTATTGTACACTATGACTCTTACTTGCAAATGACGTATGATGGTTGGAAAAAAGCACAAGAGGACAAAAGGACATACCCTTGGGATGTAAACTTTTACAGGGCTATAGAAGATGGTAGACCACTATGGGAATCTCAGTTTAGCAAAAAGAAACTGGATGCAAAGAAAAGAGAGTTTATTGAAGCTGGCTTGGTGAATAAGTTTGCTCAGGAGTATATGAATGATGCTAGAGATGTTACCAGTGCATCTTTTAAGATAGATAGAATACAATATTACAATGGAAGGGTTGAATGTAAGAATAAATTTAACTACCTTATAGACGGTGAAGATGCGATACCAATCCATATCTACATGGGTGTTGACCTTGCGGCAACAGCTTCAGAGACTTCTGACTATCAAGTCATACTGGTCATGGGCATTGATTCCAGCAATAATCGGTATGTACTGGAGTATTTTCGTGAGCGTATACCAACATTCGATGTTCCGAAAGAGATTATACGACTTGCAAACAAATACAGCCCTGTACGTAGAGTCACGATTGAGACTGTTGCGGCACAGGAGATGGTTCGGGATATGGTTACACGGCTTTCCGCAAAAGAGAAAAGACTTCTTCCGGGTATATTTAAGGGAGTTAAGCCTCCTGCTAGAATCAAAAAACAAGATAGGTTGGAAACCACTCTTGGCCCTATTGTCAATTCTAAGAAGTTGTATATTCAAAGAGAAATGACAGAGTTGGTAGATGAGTTCTTTGAACACCCCAAACCCAGAAACGATGATGTAATGGATGCTTTGTACTATGCAGACTACTTTGCAAAGGCTCCAAAAAGTGGCAGGTCTAAGTTAGATTCTATTGAAAATGTTGATGACCACCCAATACGAAAAATACAAAACAAAGCATATAACTGGATGACAGGTTCTAGGTTTTAAAGTATTGCACTATAAACCTTTTTATTATTAACATAAGATAGCTAAATACACACATGCCAAAGTACTCAACAAGATCAAAACAAAGATTATCAACCTGTGACGAAAGGTTGCAAAAGGTGTTTAATGAGGTGATTAAGCACGTAGATTGCTCTATACTGGAAGGTCACAGAAGTAAGGAGAGGCAAAATAAATTATATGATGAAAAACGTACTAAGGTTAAGTATCCTAATGGTAGGCATAACTCTAGCCCTTCTAAAGCCGTTGACGTTACCCCTTATCCTGTGGATTGGGAAGACCGGGAAAGACAAACCCTCTTTGCTGGGTTCGTTCTTGGCATTGCTAGGGGCATGGGGTATAAACTAAGATGGGGAGGAGACTGGGATCAAGATTTTCAAGTAATGGATAATCGCTTTGACGACTTTCCACATTTTGAGATTAAAGAATAATGCCCGGCACTACAGACACAGTAAAAACAATTTTAACACCCGGTGAGTTTGTAATCCGCAAAGAAGCCGTAGACATGATAGGAGTTCCTATGTTGAACATGATAAATAATATGCCAGAAAAAGGTGGGCACTCCAATATTGACAAGCTCATTGAAATGGCAACAATAGAAAATATGAAAGGTATGTACGGTGGTGGCATGGTAAAAGCTGGGCCTAAGCCTATGGGTCATGGCGGTATGGTAGATGCATATCGTGGTGGCGGTATGGTGATGGATCAGTATGGTCACGGTGGTATGGTAAAAAATAAAATGATGAGCTATGGTCATGGTGGTATGGTCAAAGATAAGATGATGATGATGGAAAAAGGTGGACAGTTAAAACCAGTACCAGAAGACAATCCCGGTTTAGGTAAGTTACCAGAAAAGGTAAGAAACCGTATGGGTTATATGCAGATGGGTGGCATGGTAGATGACTCACTCATGGGTATGATGGGTGGTGGAATGGCCATGAAGAAAAACATGATGGGTATGCAAGAAGGTGGAGGCGTAATGCTACCACCTCAACCTATGGATCCGCTACAGATTAGGGCTAGACAAGCAAACCCTTCTATGTATGAAGGTAGCACATTGGGTGCTATAAGAGAGCAGGCTAGAATGTTAGAAAATAGTATAGAACAAGACACAGTTAATAAAGCAAGAAACACTTTAAAGCTAATGGATTTGATAAATGCTTTGCAAGAAGCTGGCACGGCAGAGTCATTAGATTCACCTACTGGTAATCCTGTTTTAGACAGAGAAAAACAAATGAGAGATATACAGTTCAGAGAAATGTTTGGAAACTTTCCTGAGTAAAAAGTATGGAACAAGACCCAAGAGCATTATATAACGATGAGCTGTACCGTCAGTGGCGTGATTCACGTTCTGACTGGGATACAGAGGCTCGTAAGGATATTGATTTTTATTTAGGTAATCATTTTAGTCAAGATGAATCTGATGAGCTATCACAGCGTAATCAGGCAGACATACCTATGGATCGTGTATCTGCGGCTATTGAAAAATTTAAAGCAGTCTTAACTGCAAGAGCACCAGCTTTTACATTGACTCCAAGAGAAGACTCAGACGTGCAGGTCGCTACTCTATGGAGAACAATCATGGGTTATGTGTGGCAAAACTCCGATGGTGACTGGCAAATGAAACAAGCTATACAGGATTATGCTACAACAGGAATGGGCTATCTATATGCTTATATTGATAGAGAATCAGA